GAAAGCATCAAGGTATATGCACCTACCATCCCGGTTTACATTTATAGTGTTGACGTTGCCAGAGGAGAGAGATTCAAGCGAATCCTTCCCAATGTTATCGTCAGACCCAATACTGGTCGAAATTTTGGAGACTCATATAATGAAGCCATCAGCGACGTTTTTGGAAGGATCGCAGTCGATTCATTGATTGTGGCTAACGATGATGTCGTGCTGAATCCCCAAACAATCGAGTTATTGGGCGAGGACAGGCTGATTTTGCGGGAAAACGCTCATAAAGTGGGATTTTTGGGCGCAAGAAGCGACTATGTATTGCCAGACCAGAACATTAGATTCACGGTACATGACGATAGGCGGCAAGGATTGTATTGGGCTAGTGAGGGGCAGATTAAGGAAACGGCTGTCATAGCACCGATATTTGCCACGATAACGAGAGAGGCTTGGAAGGTAGCCAAGTTTCCTAGCACGAATTGGTATTCAGATAATATAATCTGCCATGACCTGCAAGAAGCGGGTTACAGGCATTTCGTAAGCAGGGCGTATGTTCACCATGCCGGGAGTCAAACGGTAGGGATGGACTACAAGAAATGCCATGAAGAACCTAGGGCGTGGATAAAAGAAAACCGTCCTGATATGTACACAGCCATTTACGGATAGCAAGACACCGGAAGGTATTGCAATATAGTATGCTCTGAAAAACCGTTACGAAACAGAAACTTATGGCAGCGAGAATCAGAAAGACTAAGCTAACAGATGAATGGAAAGCCAGAATACAGGCAGGAGTCATCTTGGACAGGCTAGTTAAGCACGTTAATGGCGAAGTGGACATGAGTTCAAGCCAGATCAAAGCGGCTGATATTCTGCTGAGAAAGACTATTCCTGACCTAGCGAGAACAGAGGTCACAGGGATGGATGGTGAGCCTCAAGAGATGGTTATCAAGTGGGGAGGAAAGAAATGAGTTACAAGCCGACTAACTGCCCTATGTGCAGCGCATTTCTGGTCAATAGCAAGTGTCTGAACTGCGGGTATCAAAAGACTGCATGACAGAGATCGTCATTGATTACGAGCCAAGGTCTCAGCAGCTAGAGATACATGATGCCATTGAGCAGCATCGTTTTACTGTGGTGGTTGCCCATCGTCGTATGGGCAAAAGTGTTGCCGCAATCAATCACCTTATCAAGTCCGCTATCGAGTGCGACAAGCCAGACCCACGATTTGCCTACATTGCGCCTACCTATGGGCAAGCCAAACGAGTAGCGTGGGATTACCTTCAGAAGTACACCAGACCACTAGGAGCTACCTACAATGTCTCTGAGCTTCGTGCTGATTTCTTTGGGCGTAGGGTTAGTCTTTACGGGTCTGACAATCCTGACAGCTTGCGTGGTCAGTATTTCGATGGCGTGGTTATCGACGAAGTTGGCGATCAGAATCCGAGAATATGGAACGAGATCGTCAGACCTGCTCTTGCCGATAGGCTTGGGTGGGCTTGCTTCATTGGCACTCCTAAAGGCAATAACCATTTCGCTGAACTAGCGGATAGAGCCAAGACTGAGGAAGGCTGGAAGTTCCTAGAGTTCAAGGCTAGCCAGACCGGAGTTCTACCTGACTCAGAGCTAAAGGCTGCCTATCGAGAGATGGGTGAGGACAGGTATAACCAAGAGTTCGAATGTTCCTTTAACGCAGCGGTTGAGGGTAGCTATTATGGCAAGCTCATTAACGATCTTGAGAGCAATGGTCGTGTTAGCGACTTTCCTACTGACGGTCTGTGCCGTAGCTTCGCTGCTTGGGATTTGGGCATGGGTGATTCGACTGCGATATGGATTGCTCAGTTGGCAGGGAAGGAAGTCCGACTTATTGACTGCGTAGAGAATCACGGCGTAGGACTGGACTGGTATGTCGGTTGGTTGAAGGATAACGACTATGGCAAGTTTGACCAAATCCTGCCCCATGACGTACAGGTTAGAGAACTCGGAACAGGCAAGAGTCGTAAGGAAGTGCTGGAGGAAGCTGGACTTAGCATCACAGTCGCTCCGAGACTTAGCGTTGCCGACGGGATACAGGCTGTGCGACGTATGTTGCCTAGATGCTGGTTCAATCCGAGAACAAAGAACGGACTAGATGCGCTACGGAACTACCGTCGAGAGCATGATGAGCGTAGACAGATATTCTACGAGAAGCCTCTCCACGATTGGTCATCACACTTTGCAGACTCGTTTAGGTACTTAGCGATTGGTCTTGACGAGACAGATACTTCATGGCAGACAGCATTGCCAATTTCGACTAAATGGATTGTATAATGAGCAAAACTTAGGGGTTTGCTATGAAGATGGACGAAGGGCAGATCAAGAGTATTCTTGAGAATGAAATCGACAATGCGATTGGCTATGTCGATACCGAGACTACCGACCAACGTGCTAAGGCACTAGAGTATTACCTGCGTTATCCCTATGGCAACGAGGTAGAAGGTCGTAGCCAGATTGTTACTGGCGAGGTAGCAGAAGCTATTGACGGAGCGTTACCGCAACTTATCCGAGTCTTTACGACTACCGAGGATATTGTCTCCTTTGAGCCTCAGACTCCAGACGATGAGGAGTCATCACGACAGGCTACAGACTACTGTAACTGGGTCTTTTACCGTGAGAATGACGGTCTAATCATCCTGCATAACTGGTTCAAAGATGCGCTGATGCAGAAGGTCGGCGTAGTCAAGGCGTACTGGGAAGCCAAAGAGGATGTTAATAAGGAAACTTACAAGAACCTGACTGAGGATGAGTTAGCTCTGCTCTTGAGCGATCCGAGTATTCAGGTAACGAGCCAAAAGGTTGAGATGCTTGATGGTGGCGTGGATATGATGGGGATGCCTATTCAGATTCCTATGTACACGGTCAAGGTCAAGACGGTTAAGAAGTACGGCTGCGTAAAGATTGAGAACGTACCGCCTGAAGAATTCCTAATTAGTAAGTCTGCAAGAACCATTGAGGATAGCCCGTTCGTAGCTCACCGTCGTTTGATGACGCGCTCAGAGCTAACAGCTATGGGGTTCGATAAGGACATTGTGGAAGGTTTGCCTAGCTATGATGACCTTCAGTACACTCCTGAACGAGTAGCTAGGTTTTCTCAGGGTGAGCAGCCGGATGAGAACATCAGCCTTGACTACACGATGCAGGTCGTTGAGGTCTACGAGTGCTATATCCAGATCGACGTAAATGGCGATGGTATAGCCGAGTTACGGAAGATTACCTATTCGGGTAACGAAATCCTTGATGACGAGGAATGTGACCTAGTTCCGTTCCACAGTCTCTGTCCTATCCCTATTCCGCACAAGTTCTTTGGTCAGTCGTTGGCAGACCGGACTATGGACATCCAGCTAATCAAGTCTACTGTTACGAGACAGATGCTTGATAACCTGTATCTGACGAACAATGCAAGAATCGGGATAGTTGAGGGTCAGGTCAATCTGGATGATGCTCTGAACGCTACTCCGGGCGGTGTAATCCGCATGAAGTCGGGCGGTGCTATTGCGCCTATTGAGGTTCCTGCTGTAACGGCTCAGGCTTTCCCATTGCTTGAGTACATGGATCAGGTTCAGGCTAAACGGACAGGTGTTAATGACCAGCAACAGGGTCTTGATCCAGATGTGCTGAACAATGTCTCGGCTACGGCTATTGCTGCGATGATGAAGTCTAACTCTGGCAAGCTGGAGTTGATTGCTCGTATCTTTGCTGAGACAGGCGTTAAGAGTCTGTTTAAGGGGATTCTGCACCTATTAGGCAAGTATCAGGATCAGGCAAAGATTGTCCGTATGCGTGGCAAGTTTGTGACGTTTGACCCTAGATCGTGGACTAACCAGTACGACGTAGCCATTAACGTAGGTCTTGGAAGTGGCGATAGAGAGCAGAAACTGGCTATGCTCCAGATGATTATGGGCAAGCAGGAGCAGATTCTGACTCAGTTCGGCGCGAGTAATCCGCTGGTTAGCGTTGCTCAGTACCGAGATACCTTGGCTCGAATGATTGAAGCGGCTGGTTTCAAGGATGCTAACGCTTTCCTTAACGAGATTTCACCTGAGTTGAATGCTCAGTTGTCTCAGCCACAGCCACCAGCACCGGATCAACAGGCTGAAGTAGCTCAGATGTTGGCTCAGGTAGAGCGTGAAAAGACCGAAGCTAAGACTCAGATTGAGGCTGCGAAGCTAGACCTAGAGCGTCAGTCGTTAGAGGCTGAGTTTACCCGTAAGGGCATGGAAATGAGCATGAAAGCCCAACAGCAAGAGGCTGACATGAAGATTCGTGAGGCTGAGTTAGCGGTTAAACAGCTACAGGCTATTTTAGCGATGGACTTGGCTGATGAGGATACGAGAGCTAAACAGGCTGATATTGTCCTGAAGGCGATCAAAGAACTAGGGAATCTGACTGCATAATGGGCTTACTATCTGACATCGTTGGAATGATTGACCGAGCCAAGCAGAGTGCTAAGGCTAATGTTGGTCTATTAGTAAGCGATCCTAGAGAGTACATGGCTTCTCTAAACGATCAGGCTAGGGCGTTTAATCAGGCTAGTGACTTGGCTACTCAGGCTAAATTAAACGAGATGAGAGGGCTTCTGGTGACTCCTGAACAGGCTTCTGCTAAGGAGTATGTGGATAGGGTAAATCAAGACCTAGCGATGGGCTTTGCTGGCACAGTTAATCCAACTCAAGGAAAATTATTCAAAAATTGGTTTAAGGAAAGTAAAGTAGTTGATGAAAACAATCTTCCATTGACTGTATATACTGGCTCAAAAGCTGACATTAAACAATTTAGCCCAGAGTTATCAATGCCATTTGGACAGATTTCTCCTACATTTTGGTTTTCTAATAAGCCAAATATTGCTAGTGGTTATGCAATGGACGCAACAAGAAAAGGTGAATCAATAGGTGCTGTTTATCCTGCAAAGTTGTCACTTCAAAACCCATTAGTAATTGATGCAAAAAATAATAATTGGAACAATATAACGATTAATAATGATACTTTAAAGCTAAGAGGATTAGAGGCTGGAAAACAAAAAGCGTCAACTGACTATATTGCATATATAGCAAGACAAAACGGTTATGATGGTTTAATTATAAAAAATGCAAAAGATAATCCAGTAGGTGTTTCTGGTGAAATATCAGACGTTTATGCGGCTTTTGCTCCTGAGCAAATTAAATCAATATTCAACAAAGGATCATTTAATCCTAAAGACCCAAGAATTTTATATGGCGGTGGATTAGTTGGAACAGCACAAGTAGAAATACCAAAAAAGAAAGAAAATAAGAAATGAGTAAAGTCCAATGGGCTGAGAACCTACTGAGAGATGAGTTCTTTCAGGAGATGATGACTGATCTTAGGACTGCTGAACTTAACAAGTTCGCAACTAGCGATTATGGTCAGGTAGAGGTTAGAGAGTCTGCTTATCGTCAGTTGAGGGCATTAGATTCGATTGAAACGTATCTCGAAGGGTTAGCGTCAGACAAGCTAATTGAGGAGAAGCGGTTAAAGATTTTGTAACCCGTTTCGGGCGGTTCCCGATATAATTTAGGAAAGAAAAGATGAGCGATACTCAAGGAACGACACCGGAATCCGGTAGTCCAGAGTTGAATGTAGGTAGTGCAGCTGACGCTATTTTGGGTCTTATGGGTGGGGAAGAAGGCTCCGAACAGGAACAACCTGAATCTCAAACCGAAGCCAACGATAGCGAAGCCGAATCTGAGGAATACGAAGCGCAAGCAGACGATTCTGATGAGGTAGAACAAGAAGATGAGCAGGATGAGCAAGAGGAGCCTCAGACGTTCCGGGTGAAAGCAGCCGGAGAAGAACGTGAGGTAACCCTTGATGAGCTTATCAAGTCTTATCAACTTGGCACAGACTATACAAAGAAATCGCAAGCCGTAGCTGAAGAACGTAAGGTAGTCGAGGCTGAACGACAGCGTATCGAGGAAGCCAAGTACTTACGAGACCAGTATGCGGAACGGTTGCAGGTTATCGAGCAGATGCTCAACCAGCAGCCAGAGACAGAGAATCTGGACTATTTGAAGGAAAACGATCCTATCGGTTATGCCGTTAAGGTCGCAGAACTCAGTCAACGGGAAAAGCAGTTAGCTCAAGTTCAGGCTGAACGACAGCGAATTGCGATGCAGCAGGATCAGGAACGTCAGGAGCAGCTAGGGTCTGTGATACAGGCTGAGGCTCGTAAGCTGGCAGAGGTTATTCCTGAGTATGCTGACCCTAAGAAGGGTGATGCGATGAAGCGGGAACTTAGGGAGTTTGGACTCAAACTAGGTTTCTCTGAACAAGAGTTAGCGGGGGTTTATGACTCTCGTGCAGTTCTAGCGTTATACAAGGCGATGCAATACGATAAGTTGCAAAGCTCGAAACCTGCCATCACGAAGAAGGTGAACGAAGCCCCGAAAGTTATGAAGTCGGGTGTGGGAAAGAGCAGAGACGGTAACGAAGAACTGAATAAGTTAAAGGCGCGAGCAAAGCAAACCGGAAGGGTAGCTGATGCCGCAAGAGCATTTGAACGATTCTTATAGGAACTATCATGCCTACATTTACAGCACATACCGCTATTGGTCAGCGGGAAGATTTGACCGACATCATCTATGACATCTCGCCTACTGAAACTCCTTTTATGAGTTCGGTTGGTAAGACTAAAGCTACTGCCGTTTATCATGAGTGGCAGACTGACAGCCTAGCTGCTGCAACTACTGGTAACGCAGCGATTGAAGGTGCAGACGCTACTTCGGCTACTCTGGCTCCTACCGTTCGTCTTGGTAACTACACTCAGATCATCCAAAAGACCGTTCAGGTTTCGGGTACTCTGGACACAGTAAACAAGGCTGGTCGTAAGTCGGAAAAGGCTTATCAACTGGCTAAAGCATCGGCTGAGATCAAGCGCGATCTGGAAACTATCCTGACCGCTAACCAAGGTCGTAACGCTGGCACTACGACTATTGCTCGTCGTATGGGTTCGCTGCTGTCATGGATCAAGACTAACTCTGACAAAGCCTCTGACGGTTCTGATCCAGCGACTATCGGTGTATCGACTCGTACTGACGGTACTCAGCGTACTTTCACCGAAGCTCTGCTGAAAACTGTTGTTGCAGAGGTGTTTGAGTCGGGTGGTTCGCCTAAGATTCTGATGGTTGGTTCGGCTGGTAAGCAGAAGGTTTCGACTTTCGCTGGTATCGCACAACAGCGTTACATGGCTCCGTCGAATACCCCTACTACCATCATTGGCGCGGCTGATGTTTATTTGAGCGACTTCGGCACGATGCAGGTCATCCCTCAAAGATTCATGAGAAACCGTGATGCTCTGGTACTCGATCCAGAATACGCAGCACTCGCGTATCTGCGTCCGTTCCAGACTAACGATCTGGCTAAGACTGGTGACTCTGAGAATACTCAGTTGCTGGCTGAAGTCACTCTAGAAGTTAAGAACGAAGCTGCTCATGGGATCATTGCTGATCTGAACATGGCTCTGTAATTAGTAGCAAATCCTCCTAGCCTACGGGCTAGGGGGAACTACGAAAGGATTTATGAGTACTCCGATACGGACTCAAACAGTATTTGCGGACGGTGATGGTGGGATTGTCATCGAGACGAAGCAGGATGTAACCGAAATTGTTGAGGCTAACAAAGCTCAGTTAGATTTCGATCAGCATAGAACTGGACATCTAAACGAGCTGCACCATGTAGCCAGAATACCCTTTACGGTCATTGATACATTGAACCAGAAAGGGGTTATGAGAGGCTTTCATATTGTGGATGAGATTGGATTTGCCAAGTGGCTGAATGATCCTGATAATGCTGTCTGGAAAACGTATCGAGGTACAGTATGAGAGTTGGTGTTTGCGTTCCTGCAAGGGATGAAGTTCACACGGCATTTGCGTTTGACTTTGCGAAGATGGCTGCACATGATGCGTCTGTCCGATGCAAGGATGGTAAGGGTGGTTTAAGCCTTTATACAATGCCGGGAACGCTGATATTTGACCAGCGTGAGAAGTTGGCAGAGGTAGCGTTGAAAGAGGGCTGTGATGCGTTGTTCTTTGTGGACAGCGATATGCGGTTTCCTCCTGACATCATTACTATTCTGCTGAGTCGTGAAGTGCCTATCGTTGGTGTTAATGCGACTACGAGAAGGAAGCCTGTAACACCTACGGCTAAGATGATGACGAAGTATATGGACGGTGATACGTTAGTCCATAAATGGGAGAACATTGATAGTCGGGGTAAAGAGGGTATTGAGGAAGTTACAGCGATTGGCTTTGGTGCTGTACTGATCCGCAAAGAGGTATTTGAAAAGACTGGCAGACCTTGGTTTGATGCAGGATGGGGTAAGAATGGAGTCTGTGGCGAGGATGTTTATTTCTGCGTCAAGGCTGGTGGTGAAGGATTCCCGACCTACGTTGACCATGAACTGTCTATGCACATTCGACACATAGGAACCTATGAGTACGGATGGAAAGATTTTGATCAATTAGAGGAATAATATGCCTTTTGCTAACTATTCTGAATTAAGGACTACGGTAGCAAGCTATTTAGCTCGTAGTGATCTAACTACCGTCATTCCTGACTTCATCCGGTTAGCGGAAGAACGACTGAGGCGAGACATTCGAACTCGTCAGATGCTAGTAGTTGCCACAGCGACAACGACTGGCGGTGACTCTACGGTTGGATTACCGACTGATTTCCTAGAGATGCGCGATATACACCTGAACACTAATCCGGTGTTTACGTTGCGCTACAAGGCTCCTAACAGCTTCTACGAGACTGCAAGGACTACCGAGAGTGGTAGACCTGTGGACTACACGATTCTCGGCTCAGAGATTCAATTAGCCCCTATTCCAGATACCACTTATACGTTGCAAATGTTGTATTACTCTAAGCCTACGCTATTGAGTGACTCAAACGCTAGCAATACGTTCTTGGCTAACTATCCTGATGCGTTGCTGTATGCGTCTCTAGGGGAAGCAGAGCCGTATCTAATGAATGATGCTCGTTTGCAAACATGGTCTGCTTTATATGATCGTGCGATAGCGGCTATCAATACGTCTGACCAGTCGAGTGAGTACAGCGGTCAACCTATGTCAATGTCTTATAACGTGAGGTAAATCTGTGAAGCGTTGCTCAAAATGCAATGTTGAGAAGCCTTATGAGATGTTTTCTAAGTGCGCCTCTGTTAAAGATGGATTTCACAGGTGGTGCAAAGAGTGCGCTAAAGTTGCAAAAAGAGAATGGTACATAAAAAATTGCGAATCAGAAAAAGCTAAAGCAATGCAGTATCACTATGCAACTTATGAGAAAAATAAAGAAAGAATATCTAAAAAAGTAATAGAATGGCAACAAAATAACAAAGAAAAATATGCTGCAAAAAGCAAAAGGTGTTACGAAAGAACAAAGCATACTAAGTTTGCATGGCAAGCATTAGCAAGGGCGGCAAAAAGAAATGCTGTTCCAAAGTGGATAGATGACCAGTTAAAGCAGGAAATACAGAAGTTTTACGTTGAGGCTAGGATTAAGACAAAAGAAACAGGAACGCACTACGAGGTAGATCATATAGTTCCGTTAATGGGCGAAAATGTTTGTGGGCTTCATGTGCCTTGGAATTTAAGAGTAATAACTCGTTACGAAAACAGAAGTAAAGCCAACAGATTTAAGGAGTAAATCATGGCAGAAATGAGTACATATCTTGAGGACGCTCTGATTAACGCGACTTTGAGAAACACAACTTATACGAGTCCGGCAACAGTTTATGTCGGTCTGTTCACTACTGACCCAACGGATGCGAACACAGGTACTGAGGTATCTGGTGGTTCGTATGCTCGTACTGCGGTGACGTTTGGTGCGCCTAGTAACGGTGTGACAACGAACTCAGCGAGTGTCGTGTTTCCTACGGCTACGGCTTCATGGGGAACGATTGGCTGGATCGGTATCTTGGATGCTGCTACTAGCGGAAATCTCTTGTATCACACGGCTCTGGACGAGGCTAAGACAGTAGGTACAGGCGATATTTTCACGATTTCGAGTGGCAACCTTAGCGTGACGTTAGCT